GAAGCGCCCCAGGAAGCCGATCCTGGGGTACACCGTTGGCGACATTCCCTATGAGTTGCTGGCGGTGGTGCGGGTCTCCTGGTATCGCAAGGGCATGGCCTACGAGATCGAGGAGTACCAGATTGAGGAGTCGGACGACGCGCAGGCCCAGTTCGCCTACATCGTTGGCACGGCCCTCAATCAAGGCGCGGACGTGTGCGTGCTGACCCAGTACGAGCCCGCTGCGCTGGGCGTACAGGAATAAGGGGTGGCCGGTGGCTGGTCCTCACGCGGTGCCAGCCTGTTACCCGCAGCCGGCCGCTACGGGACCGCCTAGTTCCTCCAAAAAAGGGACTAGGCGCAAAACCTAGCCAGCACCAGCCGCCTCATGCGAATGTAACGGAATGCGACAGCCCGGCCTTGACGCTGGGCTGTTTCTGTGTAACGCTAAGGGCACGCCCGGAGAGACGGGCGCTCTCATTACTGAATTACAAATGGAAACCTTTGATCTGAGATTTGACCGCGCCAACCTCTGTCCGTGGTACTTCGCTGTTGGCTGGGCACGGCTTCGTGTGCAGCAGAGCGTGCGCCAAGCACAGGAGTACGGCTGGAACAACAGCTACGAGGAGATCCAGCTCCAGCGTTTGATTGAGCTAGAGCAGTTCATCAAGATGACCTGGGATCAGGTGCTTGACGGCGATCTGCCCACCCAGACTGCTCAGGAGGTCAAGTGAAGGTACTGGACATTGAGGAGCTGCGATTTGAAGGCGACCATCTCGTTGTCGATGCCCTTGTTGATGACGCTGTTCTGGTCTATCCGCAGACACAGCTCGACCCGCCCGAGTGGGGGCCTGCCCTGTGCCGAGGCACCCTCTACTTTTCAGATGAAGACTTGATTCCAGCCACCGATGCAGGACTCCGGGCCATGCTCACCGAGCGCGTCGATGACTGGGCTCCACTCGACACGTCTGATTGGAACGACTGAAGCCCGCGAACTTCGTAACGCAAGCGATTACGACGACTGGGACTACGGCACCGAGCCAATCCCCGGTGACACGCACTGGGTCAAGATTCGCACCTTGACCCAGCTTTATCGCCACCTCATCTACGTGTTTGCCACCAGCGACACCATCAGTTCCACCAAGCTGGCCAACCTGGCTATCCACGAGATTCTCAAGTTGAGACTCACGGATCTCACCCGGTTGAGGCAGCAAGATCCCAACTTTTTCGCATGAGATTTCAATGACTGACGCAGCTTTCAATCTCCAGCAGCTGGAGAGTCGCCCAAACTGGTACGAGCACCTATCGGATGTGGAGCGCGCCATGCGCTCAGCGGCTGATGCTTGGGCAATCCGGAAGGACTATGGCTGGGAAGGTGATGACGGTGGGGAGTGGGGGCCGAATCCGCTTCGTCCCGGTGAAACCGTACTGGAGTTGGACTGGTACGACACTTTGGCGCTACCGTTCCCCGAGGAGTTCCAAGCATGTGACTCCTATGTGTACGAGCTGATGGACACCATCGGTAAGTACCAGCACGATCTAGCGCTTATGGCGCATATGGTCGCGCTTCGCGCTGCTGAATACCTTGGCAACGTGGGGCACGATGAGACCACCAAAATCCGGAGCCAGCTCCGTGACTCCTACATCGTCGAACTTGCTGATGACTGAAAATTCAATGGTGCCGTTTTACCGTTCCTATCTGCTGAACGGGCGGACGATTTATCTGGACAAGCTTTCCGAGCTTTCGGACTCGGAACTGCACCTTCTCAACGTGGACACCATGGCTGCGCTCCAAGAGGCGCGGCATGAGTACGAGGCTATTGAGAACAAGCAGTCCGAGGAAGCTGGTCCGGCTTACCGCAGGCTGAAGGTGGCTGGTTATTTCCAGGCCGCTATCAAGCTTGAAATGGAAAGCCCCTAGTTGACATAATCCGACTCTTCCCTACTACACTGCACACGTTCCAAACCAATGCACATGTACATCCTTTCGGAAGCCCAGTTCGATCAAATCATCAAGGCACTGGACAACGCTCGTTTTGCTCTTGATACCTGCCAGCACGTTGAGCTGGATCTGACTAACCCCAAGCAGACCATCGCTCTGCCGCCCACCGAAAAAGCTGTACGCACAAAAGCTGTACGCCAGTCTCAAAGTAAGACCCGTAAGTCCAGCCGCAAGGGCAAACGTGGGGTGTCGGTGCTGAATGATTCCAAGGTGTTGGAGATCAAGCGCCAGCTGGCTGCCGGTGGTAAGTCGGTGGCGAAGATTGCGAGCGAGTTTGGCGTTCATGCCACCACCGTGAACTGCATCAAGTGGGGCAAGACTTGGAAGCATGTGCAGCTCCAGCAGGAGACTGCTGAGGTTGCGGCGTGATCCTGCCTGATGTGGAGATCCTGTCGCTGGTGCGGCGGGATCTGGTGACGCCTTTTGATCCTGAGCTGGTGAATCCAGCGAGTCTCGATGTGAGACTCGGGGAGAACCTGCTGGTGGAACTGCCGTCAACGTCCAAGATGGTGCCTTATTCCATTGCTGGGCACACGAAGGAAGAGCCGTTCATGCTCCATCCGCATGAGTTCGTGCTCGCGGAGACGTTGGAGGAGTTCCGGCTGCCCGACTGCATTGCTGGGCAGCTTGCCCTCAAGTCCAGTCGTGCCAGGGAGGGGATTGAGCATCTCCTTGCTGGGTATATCGACCCCGGATACTGTGGGAGGCTAACGCTGGAACTGCAGAATGCGCGGATGATGCACCCGGTCGCCTTGTGGCCTGGGATGCGGATTGCGCAGATTGTGTTCCACCGCATGTCGATGCTGCCGGCCAAGGACTACTCCATGACCGGGCGGTATCAAGGTGACAAAGCCGTTCAGGGTTCCAAGGGATGAGTGATTCAGTCAACCATCCCCCGCACTACACGGCGGGGAAGGTCGAGGTCATCGACGTGATCGAGGACTGGGTTAGGCCCGCTCCAAACGCTGTTGTTGGTGGCTTGCACTGGCAGGTCATCAAGTACATCAGCCGGGCTTGGCTGAAGAAAGATCCTTACGAGGATTTTTGTAAGGCCAGGTGGTATCTAACTCGCCTCATCAACACGTTGGCGACGGAGCCGTACCGGGAACAATGAGGCATTGGTGGCGGGTTGTCGCCAAAGCCCTCGGAGAGAAAGCGCACCAGCATGACCGGATTGCTGATCAGGTTGCACTGGTGCGTTTTTGTATCTTGGCGGCCTACATGATCACGAACATTTTTATTTGCGCAGGAGTTATTCGGCACTGGAATGGCTGACTATTGCACTCACACTTTCAGAAGAATTGTCACTACTTACAACTGGGCCAATGGTTCCAGCATCAGGACCTACAGGTTGAAGTGCAAATGCTGCGGGTTTACCTGGAGCGTTCACTACGACACCAAGCTCGAAAAGGAAGTCGAGGTGTCTCGCATGTCGGACAATCGACCGTTAAATCAGAAGCGTTTGACGCCAGCTGAAGTGCGCACGATTCTCATTGATCCCCGTAGTGGAGCAGAGTTGGCTGCATTGTTTGGTGTTAGTCAGCAAGCTGTAAACCAAGTGCGGACTGGTCGGGCGTATCGGCGGTTGTGGCCTGAACTGCCTCGAAAATTCTTAGAAGATCACTACAAAACACCAGCTGAAAAGGCGGAAAGTGCACGGACGAATTGTCGCAGTTGTATGCACTGGTGGCAGGGCAAGTGCGGGCTGGACGTTCCAGAGGCTGGCGGAACATTTGCTGAGGATTGTTCCTTCTATCAAGTTGATGACTAATGGCGATCACGATCAACTGCAGGCCGTGCCAGAAGTGCGGCAAACAAACCACCAATCCCGTGCTGTGTATGAAGTGTTATCGCTCCAGTGAGGCCGGGTTACTGGAGATTCGGATGGAGCGGATTCGGCAGAGTTACAAGCCCCAAGAGGATGGGGGACCATGCAGATGCTGCATACATTGGGAGAAGCGGTGCCTGCTGGGACTTCCCGAGGGTGGGACACTCGCGGCGGCTGAGTTGTGCTCGGCAAGGGAGCTTGACAGCCTGCTAGAGTAGTAGGGTACAAGTTGCCCTACCAGGCTTGGACTTTCTTCAAGGGATCGAGCACCTCCACACGCTCGACGATGAGAAGCTCATCGCTTTTGACTCGGAGACGACGCAGCTCCAGCCGAAAATTGGCGGGATGCGGTTACTGCAGTTGGGCGCTTCAGGCAAACCGCCTGTGGTGCTCGACTGTTTTGCGTTGGATGACAACGACTGGATTGAGGTCGAGGAGTTCTTCAACGTGGAGCGCACATGGGTGGCGCATAACGCGGTGTTTGATCTTGGCTGGCTGCAGGAGCAGGAGATTTATCCGGCAGGTCGGGTGCTATGCACCATGCTTGCCAGCAGGATTCTCACCAATGGGATGCCCAATGTGAAGCACGGGCTCCAGCACTTGGTAAAGCGTTACCTGCACGAGGATATTTCTAAGGAGGAGCAGAAGAGTGACTGGTCGGGCGATCTGACCCAGAGCCAGCTGGAGTACGCCGCGAAAGATGTGCTGGTGTTGCTCGATTTGTACGAGCAGATCCAGCAGCGGATGGCTACAGGCGGGCTTTATCCAGCGTGGTATTTGGAGTGCAATGCGCTTCCGGCGATGGCGCAGTTGTGGCGAACCGGGCTGCCATTTAACAAGGAATCGTTAGAGAAACTGATCGAAGATTTGGATATTGAGCACCACGAAGTCGGCGAAAAGTTCATTGAAGATTTTGACGCCGCTTTGCCGGAAGGGCACAAGTTATGCCGCGGGATTGACGGGAAGTTGTTGTACCAGGCAAAGCCTGGTGCGAAGGGTAAGAAGGTAGATCCCAACGTTTTTAATCTCAACAGCCCGGCGCAGTTGCTAAAAAAATTCACGGCGTTGCTTGGTGAGGCGCCGATGGATGCGAAGAACGGCAAGCCTAGTGCTAGCAAGCTGGCGCTCCAAGAATATGTAGGCGACCACAAGGTTGTGGCGGACTATTTGAGATGGAAACGGGTGGAGAAACGTCGGCAGATGGCTGAAACTTTGTTAAAGAACTTATCGGCTGATGGGTTTATTCGTGCCAGCTATATGCAGATGGGGGCTGATACCGGAAGGATGAGCTGTATGTCACCCAATCTTCAGCAAATTCCGAGGGATCAGCGGTTTAGGGCTTGTGTGCAGGCGCCCGAAGGTTACAAGTTTGTTGTAGCAGATTACGGGCAGATGGAGTTACGGCTGGCGGCGGCAGAAGCTAAGGATTCTCTTATGACTCAGGTGTTCCAGCAGGGGAAAGATCTGCATACGATTACGGCGACGCAGATTTACGGTGTTGGCGAAGATGAGGTTACGAAGGAACAGCGCCAGGTCAGTAAATCGGCAAACTTCGGGTTGCTCTATGGAAGTGGCGCAAAAGGACTCAGGAACTACGCGGCAGCAATGGGGATCCAGATGGATCTTGATGAGGCTGCGGAGGTCCGGGAAAAGTTCCACGCTGCATATAAAGGCATCTCCGCATGGCAGCGCAAAAATGCTCGCGATGCTGATGCGGCTAAGGACAATCCATCTATCCGCATACGCATCTCGGGCTTGCGGCGGTTTCTACCGGGCGAGAACAACAAACTCACTACCCGCTGTAATACGCCAATCCAAGGAGCCGGTGCAGCAGTCCTCAAACTTACGCTTGGCAAGTTGTGGCCGTTACTCCACGCCGACGGGGAGGACGTGGTGCGTTTGGCCGGCGTGGTGCATGACGAAATCATCCTGCTCGTCGCCGAAGAACACGCCGACACCTGGGCGCTCCAGCTGCAATCCGTGATGGAGGAGTGTGAGGCCAAGTGGTTGGGCGAGATTCCGCCGCTTGCCGAAGCTAAGGTCGGGGATAGCTGGGATCAGGCGAAGTGAGCCAGGAACAGGTCGTCGAGGACTATGAATATCGAGTGCGGATGCATCCGCGTCACGGTGGTACGCACGACCTGTTTGTTACTGCTCCAGATGCCTTCACCGCGAGGATGAGGGCTCTGGAGCTTTGTCCTGATCAGCACGTTCAGTCGATCCTGCGGGTCTCAGATCTAGTCTCATGAGTCCAGCCCGCACAGGCCGTGAGTTGGTGATGGAGTGGCTGATGCGGGAAATTCGTGCGGCCAAAACCAGCGATTTGCACAGAATGGCCGCGTTTTTGGAGTTTGCGCGGAGGGTGAGGAAGGGTTCCAGGCAGCAGAGGACTGGGGCGCGACTGGCGCAGTCCAATTCGTGGCGGAAGGATGTGGATGAGGATGTGCGCTGGCGTGTCTAGTGTGTCGCAGTATGCTACTGTGTAGGAGATTACAGACGAGTTATGCCGCTGCGACACGGGCAAAAGTGGTACGTGCAGTTGTTGCTGGACAACCACCGCTACAAGCTGGCGCAGGATCTTGCGGCGGCAGAAGGCAAGAAGTTGACAGCCATGCTTCGGGAAATGGTTTACGTCGCACTGGAGAAAGCTGTGCCAGCGTCGGATTACAAGGCGGCGAAAGCTGCGGATGAGGCAGCTTGGGCTGAATCGGTGCAGAGACGGGTGCAGGGAAGGATGCGTTCCAAGCAAGAAGAAAAAGTGTCAGAAACTGACGCATGAGACTCAGTTGTGTTTCGCTACATACCAACGCAGACTAGGTAAAAGCACTAGATTCACACAGTAGTCACACAAAGGCAGATGACGCGCTATGTCGTCATGGTCGAGGATCGCTGGGTTACGGCGGTTTACGGCCCTGGTCAAGGAATCGGTCTCACCGCATCCAAGGAGGACGCATCCTCGTGGGTCACATACGAGCGGGCTGTCGCTGCGGCGAGAGTTGTTGCTGAGTGCACTAACAGCAACGTTGCTGTGCATAGCGTTGATGAACCCGCCTATTTCAAGTCATGGAAGTAGTCCCGTTCCAGAATCAGCAAGACCCGGAGCTTCGGCTCGGTGAAGGTCGTTCGCGTACCAGTGCAGAAAAAGCTCAGCTGTTCGAGCTGAGAATTTGGCTGCCTGGGCAGGGGGCGATGCGGGATTTGATTCGGGCGGAGTCGCTCCAACAGGCGATTACCTTTGCCACGAATCGTTACCCGAATTGCAAAGTTGAGGTGCCCGAAGCTGCGGCAAAAAAGCCTAGGCTGGTGCGCTCCAAGCGTGGGCCGAAAGAAACGGCTCGGCGAAATCTGAAACTTGTGGAGGCTAAACGTGAGCAGTCAAGTCACTGAGCTGGATCGCCAGAACTGGGGGCAGGTGATCGTTGATCACGCCCGGATGGAGTTGCTCGAGAAGTTATATGAGTGGGATGGGCGCTCCAATCCTGAGCACCCGCAGCATCACACCTACACCGGGTTGTATCAGAAGTACAACCAGAACTAGGCGGAATCGCGGTCCATTCCGAATTGATCGGCCAGGTTATCGGCGGCTTCGCGGATAGCCCAAGCCGATTTTGTGCGCTCCAGCTGGTGGAG